CAAACCCCCCGTTCTTGACATGCAGAAAAAGCAGGTCAAGGTCTCCTTCTTTCTCGATGATGAGAAGAAGGCTGCGTTCTCTCGCGCCCTGCCCCACGTGGAGGTGCGCGCTGGTGTTGGCGTCAGGCCCCCTGACCCACACACCCATCCGCTGCTCGCCACTGAGCGGCGCATCGCTCACGACATGATGGACGAGTATATCCAGTTCCTTCCGATGTTCGCCCATCTTCGTGACGCCAATGACAAGGTGCCTCTCTGGGACCACGGGGGTTCCCCTTCGCGCAACGAGCACAAACCTCACATTCACTCGAGCGCGCCCGTGTTAAGCGAGCAGGACCATTTTGCTCTCATGAAACACGCCCACCTTGTCAATCACTGCCAGGCCACGTCTGAGGAGTGCGCCGCCGCCGGCCACGGCGTTGGCCGCGTCAGCGTCTGGAACCAGTCGATCTATTACTTCAAAGAACGCGAGGTGATCGAGCTGCTCCTCTGCTCCGGCGTCCGCTTCGGCATGTCCTGCCATCACGAGTTCGCGGACCCGTTCGGCAGCTACGCCCACGGTGAAGCCGTCTATCGCCGCGTGGACGGCGAGATCCACATGCGCGTCCGCGGCGGCAGCTGCTACCGCCACCCCAACATCGACTGGCTGCGCAACCCGACGCCCTACTCGTTCGTCATCGACGGCCGCCCTCAGTGGCTTCGCCTTGGCGTCGAGCATTGGCGCACCGTTGACAGCATGGTCATCGTGCAACTCACCGTTCTGCCCGCTGACGTGCCGCGCATCCACGTCGACCTCGACCACATGGCAAGCCTCGAAGACGTGACAGCCCACGGCAATATCAATCTCACCGACCGCAAGGCCGTGACGTGGGCCAAATGGGTGTCCCAGCGCGGCCAGGCCGTCCGCGCCGTGTCTGCTGGACCCTACGTCTACGCCTATGTGACCGAGCGCGAAATTGTGATTCCCAAGATCGTGCTCCATAACCTGCGAGTCGAGTTTCTCATGGCCCACCGCAACGAGAACATGATGCGTGCCATGATCGCTCGCGCCGGCCGCATGTGCCGCGACATCAACATGCCCGCTGACATGATCGTCGACACGGCTTTCGCATGCGGCACTATGGCATTCCACATGGATTCCGCCGCCGCCGCCGCCGCCGTCCGCAGTGCTCGCCCTTCGCGCTCGCACGACTACCTGCAGGTGTTCCTCGTCGCGGCGGTGCTCATCTTGGCCGTGACGCGCACTCGCGCCACCTTCGGCCTGGCTCTGCCCGGAGCCATCCAGGCCGACGCCATGCAGTTGTGGCACACGACGCCTGCGGATCTGTGGTCGAACGCGAGCTACCTCGCCCAAGCCGCTTACGCTGCCGTCAGCGACGCCTGGCACCAAGCGCCGCCGTGCGTGTCGCCCGGCCTGTCTTGGCTTTCGCATCTGACCAGCGACATCGCCGGCGGCGTGCGCGACTTGGCCGCCGGCGCCCTGACACGCGCAAACTCCACCCTCAACAACTGCGACCTATGGGACCGCACCCCCTGGCCGTGCGTGAAGCCGCCAAGCATCTTTGAGCTGCGCTTCTGGCTAGGGTTTCACATGCCTGACCTGCACCAAATTCTCACCATGGTCATGGCCATCGTAGCGTTCCTGTGCCAGGAGGTTCCCGTGCCCATCCCAGCCGGCCTACGCGCTCCCGGACTGTCGTGGTTCACCGCTGGCGCCCTAGTGGCCGTGTGCTGCAGCTATCTACTCGCACTGGTCCGATGGGCTGCCAATGCCTTGTGGAGCGCCGGTGCCGCCACCGCTTGCAGCGTGCGGTTCTACACGCCCTGGCCTTGCGTCGTTGCTCCTTGGTGGCACCGCTTCGACCCACGCAACTGGTTCGGGTTGAGTGCCATTGACTTCACCGCTACCACTGTGCACGACGCCGTCGCCAACAGCCCGCCCAACATCTTCTTTTGGCTATACGTCTTCGCGGCGCTCTACCACGTGCGTAAGGGCCGCTACGCCTTCGCCATCGTCACCTTCGTCAACTGGTTGTGTTATCAAACGATTGGCTTCGAGGTCACGGCTGTTGTCATTGCCCCGATCATCGAGGAGATGGCCAAGCGCCGCGATCGTTCGCCCTGGCCCTTCCTCATTGAGCGCCTTTACGCCGGGCAGATCAACCCCGCCCCCATGCTCATGCACCTGGTGGCTTGGCGCCTGGACTACACCGCCGCTGTCATGCTCCACTCCGGCTGGAATGCGTTTATGTTTATCCTGTGGCGCGTGGGCGTCGGCCAATCTTCCAGCTTATGGAGCGAGGTCATTTTGCTATGCAGCCTGTTTTACTTCTGGCGCCGCCAGACTCCGCTACGCCAGCTTGCCATCGACGAAGTGCGCGAGTGCTACAACGTCGGTGTCGGCTGGTGGCCCCGCGACGAAGGCGCCGTCTACTCCGTGCCGCGCATCCGCATCCCTGCCGTCCACTCCGACAAAGAGCTTGGACCCATCCAGGACGGCGCCACTGTTGATGAGTCCAGCGCGCGCGACAAGCCGGGCGCCGCACGCGCCGGCACACAACTCAACGGCATCGGCTTCGGCGCCTATTTTCCCACGGCCTACGCCAAAACTGCCGCCAATGAGCTGCGCGCCGTACAGAATCGCCAACAGCTGCCCACGAAGATCAATTCGGACAACTTCGCCGCCTTTCGCGCCTTCATCCTGGCCCTACCCAGCTGTCTCCTACCCAGGCCCCCGACCCTCCTCCGGCCCAACTTCCGCGCCTGGGTGCGCAAGTTCCCCGAGAAAGTGCGGCGACGACTCGAAGAAGCCATGGCTGCCATGACTGGCCACAAGCCGATGGCCGACACCATAGGGCGCGTGCTTTTCAGGCCCGCCTTCATGAAGGACGAGAAGGCCAACACCGGCTACCCCGGCGGCTCGAAGATCAGCGACCCGCGTTTGATCCAGCCTGGCAGCCCCGAGCTCAACGCCGTGTGGGGGCCGATGTTCTTTGCCATTGCCGGCATGTGGAAAGCTTGCTATGCTACGCACAGCTGCCTTGTATGGGCGGCCGGCCTTACCGGCGACGAAATTGGCGACAGCATGTACCAAGCCTGCTGCTACACCAACGGCTTCCAGTTCGTCGAAAACGACTGCTCCCGCTTCGACGCTTCTGTCCAGCGCGAGCTGCTGATGCTCCGCCAAGACATCTACTCACTGTACTTTGACTTGGACGTGGATTCACCGATGGGCATGAGCTACCGCAAGCTTCTCAAGCTCATGTGCGACAAACAGGGGATCACACCACACGGCATCCGGTACAAGACGGTGGGCACCGTGGCCAGCGGCGATGGCGACACCAGCATGTGGAATTTCTTCTTGAACTCTATGGCCGACCTGTTCGCCTATTGCACCAACCCCCTTTTTGCTCCGGACGGGGCGTCGCTCGTCACGCCCCTCGTGCTGTACGGGACGTCGGTGCTCAACCACCACGACAGCCAATGTCAATTTGCTGCCGTCCGCGAAGCGTGGGCCCAGCGTGAGGCGTTGGAGTCAAAGTTCGAGGCCGGTGAACCCGAGGCGTGGCGCGAGCATGTGGCCACGCTCGAGCACTGGGAGGCCGCCCAGGACTGGGCAGCCAAGACCGTCCTCCCATCCATGCGCCTGCCGCGTGACGTGCTAATGATGACCACGAGCATTGCTTCCGGCTCTGTGCCCGACTCCTCCACGGCCACCGCTCGCCGCGGTCCTGATTCTGCCGGCCTGGGCCTGTCCGAGAACGTAACTGTTCCCCGTGAGCATAAGGACGATCCCAGCGACGCGCACCGCCAAGAGTGGCTCCTCACGGCCGCTGCCTCCGACGACGGCTACGTGCGCGGCCGTGCTGCCCAATCCTACGTGCCCACCACGCGTGCCAGCCTGGACGGCACCCATCGTTTTCTGGTGCCTGCCACCGCCGCGTCCGGGCCTGCTTTCGCCGCGCGCGACGTGGACCGCGAAGAGCTCGATCGCGCTTGGGCTGAGCGCAAGGACGCGGCGCCTGTCTCGGGTCGCCTGCCATCTTCCCCGCTCACCACCGACATCCCAACCGCGCACCTGATCGAACGCGACGCCGGCCGTGCCCACACGTACGTTACGCCCGGTCGCTGGAATGACCACGCGGCCATGGACAGCGCCGTCCAACCCAACGTGCGCGCTCCAGGCGGCACCGCTGGACACCACGGTGCCGCCTTCGCACACGCCCCGCCGTCCGCCCGCCCACAACGGCTCGATGGCTTGCCGAGCCGACGCACCCTCAACGAGACGCTCGAAGTTGGGCCAAGCCAGTTGGCCTTGTATTTCGTCTTCCTCGCCCACTCTGAGCTCGAGATCAGCAGCTCCACGCGCTCATTTCTCTCAACTTGGTGTGAGTCGCGCAACTTCTCGTTCGCCGACTACCTGCGTGACTTGTCAGCCCTCACGCCCGTCCAGTGGCTGGAGTGGTGCTTCTACAAGTCCTACACGAATGGCGACGACTTCTCATGCATCCAAGGGCCTTGCAATCCCGGCCTTGCCCACCGCCACGGCGTCTATCAGAGCCTCGGGTTCCGGCCCGAGTTCAAGACGTATCAGGAGGTCGCCCACACCGAGTTCTGCTCCAGCGTGCTGATGCCGTGCTACCAGCCCTGCCTGCGCCGATCGGACCGCGGCCGTGACGCCGTTATCGAGGCCGCCGCCGTCGGACTTGCCAACCCAGACTCGCCCGCCACCTACGTGTTCCCCACCTGGTGCTTGACCCCAAAACTTGGTAAGCAGCTTGTGAAGGCCGGCTATTCCCACATCGAATATGACGACAAGGACGCGCGTGCCACTCAACGCGGCAATGCCGTCGGGATGAAGCACACGTACAACCACGTGCCCGTGATGCGTGCCTATGCTGATGCGGTGCTGCGCGCCACACACGGTTCCGACGCCGTCCGACCTGAGCGCCCTGGCCTGCCTCTCACCGGCCGTGCCATGGCGAACTTCCGCGCTCTCGACGTGTTCTACCACAGCCGCTACGGCCCGTACCAGCCCGACAATTTCGCCGCGCTTTCTCGGCTATTCGCCACGGTGCGCGAAATTCCCGTGCTCATCGACACCACGCTGTTGGGCGACGTCGTGGAAATCGACAATGGCATCGCGCCGCCTTTTGGATCCTTCATGCTGTCCGTGCCCAGCACCCTGGCCGCGCTGCCCGTGCCGCAAGACTTGGCCGCGCCGAACCCGCGCCCCGTGTCGCCCACGTACGCCGTCCTCGACGACAACAAGATGTCCGACGACGAACGCGGGGCCGCTATCACCGGCTTGGCACGCCTGGCGGCCGAAATGAGTGCCGCCGAAATGGCCGATGAGGTCGAGGCCACCGAGTTCAAGGTTGTCAACGGCCGCGTCGTTCCCGTGCCGGACACCCCTCTCACGCGCCCGCCACCTCACGCGCATTTCGCTGCCAACCTGCGTAGCCGCGCCGATCGCGCCGACTCCAAGAGCGGCGCCGAATCTGGCGCCGCTGGCAAGCCGGCCAAGAAGGCGTCCAAGGGCCCCTTGGGCATGTCGAAAGGCAAGAACAAGCCGAATCGGCACCGTGTTTTCGACCTCCCCATCGCAGCAGAAGCGCTTGAGGAAGTGTTGAAGCGGCTGTCGCCCTTGTTCGTGGTCATCCTCGCTCTCGGCGACTTGTGGCAGTCTCAGACTGCCAATATCAATGACCTCGCATTCCACGTGCTTGGCCACGCCACGCTCGCCCAGGGCCCATTGTGGCTCGGCATCACGTGCCACATTGCCGTCAACTTCGTCGCCAGCGTCCGGCCACGCGCGCCCTTCGGCTCCGGCGCCAGCTGTCTCCTCGCCGCTTGTTACTGCGCGTTGGCCCACTACGGTGCCACTGAGTACGCCGCGCTTGCCACTTTGGCGGTGGTGTGCGTCGATACCTGGGCTTTTCGGCGTACTGGCGGCGGCATTCGGCGCAGTCTGCCTGGCGTCGCCACTGCCACCTTATCCATCTTCCTCGCCGGCCATTGCTGCCACCACCGGGCACGGGTGGTATCGCTGCTCCTGGCGTTGGGCGTCCTGGCAACCGTCTGTCAAACTGCCCAGCATGATTCCCCCCATGCTTCCTTCCACCCCACCGCATTTGATATGCCCCGAAACGCCAACCGTCACTCCGGACGCCCGCTCTCCGACCGCGCACTTCGTCGACGTGGCCCTGGACTCACCTCCGCGCGCGAAGCTAAGAACTCCGCCCCCGTCGCCCGTCCGCGCGAGTTCTTCCGCGCGCGTCGGCAAGCCTCGCGTGTCGTTCTCCGACCCACTGGTCGCGCCTTCAACCAAACCGAGCGCGCTCGCGCCGCCTCCCTGCTCCGCCAGCTTCGTAGCGCCCGCACCTCCGGTGCGCCTGGCGGCATCTTCGATAGCTTGCTGGGTGCCGCCGGATCGCTATACTCAGGGATCACTGGCAGAAGCCTCGTCTCTGACGCCGCTTCTCTCGGCAAGCGCGCTGCTGGATACGCCATCGACTGGCTCAGCGACAAGCTCTCTGCCAAGCAGGACGCGCAGGTCGGCGGGGCCGAGACCAAGCTGGAACGCGCGCGCCGACACAAACGGCTGGAAACTGGTTTTGCTCGGGCTTTGCCTGTTCATGCTATTCCTCCTCCTCCCCCTCGTGCTGGAGGCGCCGCGCGCCCAGTCTCGCGACCCGTTCAATTCCGCGGCCTGAGGGGCCACCCGCACTGGCGTGCCCCGCTGACAGGCAACGTGCACAAGTACGCCGTTGCCGGCATGCCTGAGGGCATTACGGCCATGCGGCTGGCCTTGGCCCGGGCCGGCGCCTACTCGGCGGCCAATGCTTCCGGAGACAGCAAATACCCGCCCGCGCCCGTGCAGTTCGACAACCAGATCCCGAACACGGGCTTCACCATGGAAACTGGCACCGGCAACGGCCGCGATGAAGTCACCATCCACGGCACCGAGTACGTGCGCACCATCCCTGTGATCAATCCTGCCACCGCCGCAGGCTGGGCGGCCGGCGACATCATCGTCAACGACCTCATGACGCCTGTGGCAATGCCGTTCATGACACGTGTCAATGCTCTGTTTCGTGAGTACACGCACTACACCATGGAGATTGAGTACATCATGTGCCCGACCGGCGACACCTCCGTGAGTGGCGCTTTCGGCGCTGCGTTTGTGCCCGACCCCGACGACGACGTGACCCCGCTGTCAGTCGAGGAGCGCATCCGCGACGTGCTCGAGCACCCAGGCTCCGTCGCTAACAACTGGTGGACGCCAACGCAAATCTCCATGCCGCCGGACAATCGAACTCTGTGGACCGTGCCCGGCGCCGAGCCCCGCATCGTGTCCAAGGGCCAGTTTACCATGGTCGCCACGGCCGACGCCGTTTCGTCTAACTCCGCGCTGTGCATCCAGCTCGTGCGCTACTCCGTGCGCCTCACACACGCGCGCATTGGCAGCAGCATGGCCCGCGCTGGCGCTACGTGCATCTACAAAGTTTCGGGCGGCGACTGCGGCCTCACACTTCCCTTCGGCAGCGTCTCATCTGTGAAGACGCCCCGTACTGGCAGCACTGCTGTCATTGCGTTCCCGCTGTCGCAAGCCACCAACACCGCCTCGTTCACACAGCAGCTCGGATCATCAACGTGGTTCTACCAGTTCACGTTCGTGATGGGCAATGATGGCACCGCGCCCGTGTTCGGCACGCCGTTGACGTTTGTCTCCGGCGCCAACGACAATTGCGCGATTGACACTGACCCCTACTGGGTGGCCTCGACTTCGTCGCCCGACGCGTGGGGCAATCCCGGCTACCCCGGCTTCAACGTCTATTTCCAGACGAGCGGCAGCGTCACCGTTGTGCGCGTGGCGCTTGCCCTATACGCGCCCGACCCGCTGCTGCCCTCCACCATTCGCTTCAACACCGGCTTCTCCGTCACACACGCGGCCAACTATCAGTACGCCAGCATTTACGCTGTGTCCAACAGCTACGACCCGTCCACCACCGACCTGGTGCGCGCGGAGCGCAAGCTGGCCGACGTGTCCAATGAGCTGGAAACCATCAAGTCCACGCTCCACGACCTCGAACGCCGCGTGAAGCCCACCCCGCTCACCGTCGACGACGATTGGGACCTGCCGCTCGCCCCTGGCGGGCCCAAGCGCGACGAGGTCAAGGCGCTCGCCACTGACCGCAGCGATCGCTCCACCAAGTCAACTCGCCGTTAAACGGCCCACCATTCTTTCTGGTTAGCCTAACCAAATCGGACTTCGGGCTCTCGAGCCGTCCGGACCTCGGCGAGTAACCACAACTCACCAGCGGCACTGCCGCTCACCACAACCTGCCTGCATTTATGCTTGTAGCTGGACGGACGCGTCATGATAGCTCCGCGCGTCCTAGTGGCTGAAACTACGCGAACCCGGGGGGGGAAAACCCCGGCGTGCTATCTATGTTATCTAGGCCTGACCCGAG